TCTTTGATATCGACTAGTAATGTGCTCGCCACATGAACGCTTTACCGCCGAGATTATTACCATCAATCGTCATGTTCTCAAAAGAGCAGAAAGCATACTGCTCGATATCAAAGAGAGTAACCGTCCCGGATAGCCGTTTGAAGATAACACCGTCCCTCTGCTCTCCGACAAACCTTACTTTGCCGGGGTAAGTGATTGTGTGACCACCAGTGGTCATATATGTCCCTTTGGGTATATATAGTGCTTTTCCAGAACTAATAGCCGCAGAAATTGCCAAATTAATTGCGGATGTATCGTCTGTTAAACCATCGCCTGTGGCGCCAAACTCCGCCAGGCTTACAAAGTCGCGCATCTTGCTTTGTGCTGTTCTTGCTACGGCACCAGCGCCAGATTGAATGAAGCCGACTAAGGATGAACCAGAGGATGCTTCGAGTTCAACTTTAAGTTGATCCAAACCCCCGATATTATCCCCGCCACCATCCTGCAAAACATCTGAGGCATTGTACAAAACAAACTTGTATTTTGCAGACCCGAGCCAGACAGACGCCTTACCTTCTGCGTTGAGCAGTATAGGGTTGGCATTTGGTGTTAGTCCTCCCTGGTCTGTGTATGTAGCCAGCGGAGTAGTAGTCCCGGCGGCATAGGTGTATAATTTACCACCGGCAAGCGGGTTTCCATTCGCGTCGAAAAATTGCATCCTGGGGGGGGGTGTTAATGAGGCCATTTATTTTACTCCTTGTTGTGCTAGTGCGTTTTGGGGATGGGATGAGGCAAGCTCGTTTGTGATCATTGGCGTTTGGGTCGGAACAGGCCGCGCTTTCTGTTTTACGGGTTCGCCCGCAAAAGTTTCCGCAAAATCCTGAACATCAGAATCATCTTTATGTTTTTGGGCAAGAGAGTTTGCCAAAATAGGCAAGGACTCCACCGGCCTGCGGCTATTCTGCGCGATCCATTTGACAATATTCGGATTGGTCATCCACTTTGCGGCACCGTATGCAATCGCTGGCTCTGTAGCGGTAGCTATCGCCGGGAGAACATTGCCGGTAAGCAATAGAACCAATGCCCCGCCAATCGTTTTCTCTAAAGATACTGCTTGCTGTGTTCCAGACGTATTTCGGAAAACTTTTGACCCTGTTCTGATGTTTTCAGCGACTTGCGATATAGAATCTATTGCCTTTGTATATTGCGGGTCAACGTTGGCAAAAAGTGCGTTTTTCGCTCTGGGGTCCATCTTGTTCCAGTTCGTGAGGAACGTTTCTGTTGAGAAAACATCCCCTGCCGCCCCTTGGTTTCCCGCCGTGGCCTTACCCATCGTGCGCAAAAATTCATGGGCCATTTTTTGGCGTGTCTGGCCCGGCATACTCCGAAGCACTTTATTGATTAGAGTCGGCCCGTCTTTTGTCTCCCCGATAGCGGCGTTGTAGATTTTCTCGTATGTCTTCCCGGAAAGGATGTTTTCTAGTGTGTCGATACGATCCCGGCCAGCCTTGTAAAACTGGTTTGCTCTGCCGAGAAATTGAGTTGCATCAGGCGGCAAACCAGATTCAATATCCCTTGAGATTGCCCCGTATACCTTCTTGAGTTCTGACTTTGGAATATCGGAAACAAGCTCAGACGAGTCAAGCATGTACCCGACCCTGGTTCGTAGCTCTTTCATGGCCTGATATGGCATCTGCCTGCCCTTCGCAAGCTCTGCCATATCGTCTTTCAGCATCTTGGGGAGATCATCAGAAAGCCGCTTTGCAAGCTCTTTTTTGGTGGCGTTGAGTTCGCCTATAACCAGACTTTCCCGTGGCTCTCCGGTGGTCATTTTACCGCCGAGCCTTTGCGCGTAAGTTTCTTCCGCCGCCGCTTGATCGACTATGTTTCTCTCCAAGTCATCAATTTTGGACTGAACGGTGTTTATTTCTTGGATAGTGTTCTTTACCGAATCACGCCTAGCCCGTATAGTTTCTCCCGTGTCCTGTACAATGTTCTGCTTAATTCTTGCCAGTTTCGGGTTGATAAATTCCTCTGACGTTCTCGCCGCGCCTTTTATTTTAGACGTAAGGTTCCGCAACGTGGAAATGGTGTTATTGACCGGGACTTGTTGGTCTGGTGGGATTACCCCGTCAACCAAATCATACAACTGCCCTGCTTTTTCTTTAAATTGGGCGGTGAAATCGGTAACACCCTCTTTTATCGCCTTGCCTGTTTGGGCTTTGCCACCAGACTTACCGGCAATCTCTTCTATCATCCGGGCTATATCGTCGCCCTGTGCTGTCGCTTTTTCAGAAACAACCCCGGCACTCCCTGGGCTACGCGAAAGGAAACTTTCAGCCGCCTGCGCTGCCCTGCTCTGTGTTGCCTGACCTACCGTTGGGAAAGTCCCGGCATCTTGGAATGTTCTTATATTTTCAGCCGCTCCCTGCGCTCCCCTCTTTCCGGCAATAACGCTACGGGCCGCGCTTGGCATTTGACCAGCCGCAACGGGCACCATGCCGCCAACCACCCCGCCAACCATTTGAGCCACAGGCCCGCCGCCCATTTCTCGGACGAAACCAGAGCCAGCCCCGCCAGTTGCCCCGCTTGCTACTTGCAACAAAGGCTTTGCGGCAAGAGAGCTTTTTAGTGCTGCCCCCATAGTTGAGGCGGCTGGCGTTGTCATTGCAGCAGCCGGGAATGTCATTGCGCCTGCTGCCCCACGGATTATATCACCAGAGATACCCGTATCTTCTTTGGCTCCTGTAGCATTAAGCATCTGCCGTAATGTCTCGGAAGGCAGGTTTAATGTGGGGATATCTGACCCGGACAGTTTATTAACGCCGATGATACCGTAGTTTGCCAAGGTATTCACCGCATCCCCAACCGCCATCGGCAAAGATGCCGCTCCCTCGACAACAGACCGCGCTCCTGATTTTAATTGTTCAACAGTAGACAAGGTGGCAGGCTCATCGTTTACAGAAACAATCTCAACAGACGGCCCGCTTGTTTTGTACGCATCCCACGGGCCACTTGGTGTCTGTGCTGGTTGCTGGTATGCTTCCCAAGGGCCACCCATTAAGGCACCTTTACCCAGCTTGCGGGGTCGGCTGGATTACCCCCGTTAAACCTATATCCATCTTTCATCGTCCCTGGCTGTGGGGGCATTGCACCGCCTGGTTTTGTTTTTCCAAGGGCGGAAGGCATGTTACCGTAGCCAGACAAGTCTAGCGGGTCATGCCCATAGTTTGCCCGGATAGTATCAACATTCATTGTTCGCAGATTCTTTGCTCGGTCGTTTATTTTAATGACCTCATCGAGACGATTAGAAACAAGGTCTTGGTCGTTGATATTTGCCAGAATTTCATTCCATGCCCGTACCGCGTCGCCTTCCGTCTGAACACCCTTATTCAGTCGGAGGGAATCGTTCCTCAACTTTTCAAGGGTCGCCTTAAAGCTCGCAAATTTCTGTGACCCCTTGGTGGACATACCGGCCATATTTAGCGCGGAGTTCGCAAGATTTTTACCAGGACCAAGCTGTAACTCTTTGGTATCAACCTGTCGTTTAATCTCCCCCAGGTCTGCGGCGATTGTTGATGCTGTTCCAATGGCATCAAGTTCTTCCTGCTGCAACTTTAAGGCTGCTGTGGGCAGTGGTCTGCCCTGGGTCTTTTTATCTCCAGGCCCGCCAGGAATAGCTTCAAGGTTTCCGTCTGCACTGCGCCTGTACCCTGATGGGACTTTTCCCCCTTCGCCACCCTCAGCCGATCTCCCTGCTGCTTTATACCTCGCATATCCCTGCGGGTCGCGTCTGTAAAAGTCTGCGTCTGTCTCTGCTCTGTGTTGTTGTGTCCATGCCTGGTTTAACAGGGCCTGTCCTTCTTTCGTTTTCGCAATCCCAATATCGACGAACTTTCTTAGGTCCCCACCGGTACTATCCAGTTCTTGCCGCATGATGCTTGTGTCAATTCCCCGTGCTTCCAGCGAAGAAAACACCTGATCGACATTCTCGGGGGTTGGGTTCTCTTTAATGGCAAATAGCTCCTGCGATACTGCATCTAAAACTTTGCCGTGGTATTCAATGTTTTCTCTGGAAAGTTTTGTTTTATTTTGTTCCTGCTTTGCTAATTCTCCTTGTATTTCAAACCCAGCCTTTCCCCCATAAGGAGCATACGCCTGTCTTGATTCTGCTGCCTCTTGCAACGTCAGCGCGTTCATCTGTTGTTTTTGTCTTTCCCCCTGCATCGACAATGCGTTTTGTTGCCCTTTTCCATATGCTCCTGCCGGGTTGAAGCTTTCGCCTATCTTTGCAGGGATATTGGTATCAAGTGCCAGAAAGTTAATTTCACCAGCCATTAGGTCCACCCTCCGTAGTAATTGTCAAAACCCGTCTGCTGGGTAGGCGTAGTAGAGTTGAACCCGCCAAACATCCCGTACGTTTGGAGAGCGTTGTTCATTGTGTTCCCATAACCTTGATACGCGGAGGCGTTTGCGTTCCCTGCGGCAATCTGTGCATTGCCTTGGTTTGCAGCATTTGTCATTGTTATGTTCCCGACACTGTTGGCATAATTTGTGCCTGCTTGACCAAGTGCGGCATTAGCTGTCTGCCCTATCCCGGCCATTGATGCCAGCCGGTTGTATTGTGTTCCCTGGTCTGTGTTATATCGGTTGTATGCGTTCTGATATTCTGCGCTTGCAGCATCTTGCCCGTATTTGGTTATGCCTTTTAGGGTAGACCCAGAAAGAAGATTTCCCCTCGCTGCCGCGCTGTTCTGTAATCCCTTCATTCCTTCGGATAACCTGAAAGCATACCCGGGGTCGGCCTTATAATCTGCCATGCTGAACGGCTTCATAAACTTCCCGCCGGACGCTGTACCTGTCCCAAGTTGGCCCAGTGCGTTTACCCCTGCATCACGCCATGGGGTCTGGTCTGTTCTGGTCTGGTCGTACATTTGTTTTTGGATGTTTGCAGCATAATCACTTGCTGCTGCGGAGGTGTTCGCTGCTGACTGTGTTGCGTCTGCTTGCTCTCCTGCTGCGTTACTCGCAACATATCCCCCCACAACAGCACTACCAACTACTGCGGCTGCTACCCATCCTGACATAGCTGTTCCTCCTTAAAAAATGAAGTCCATTGTCGGAAGAATGTGCGTATCTTCGTCCGTGTATGTTTTAGTGAATATTTCTTTTTCTATCAACGCCAAGTTGTCAGTATTACAAGGATGTGTTGTCACGAACACGGTATCCTCTAGTGCATACCCCAACTTTTTTATGTTTGATCCTGACTTTACCACCATCGGGGCAGTAAGTGTACAAAGCGGTGTCTCTTCTGTTAAGATCATTATCTTCCCAGACAATACGAAGTTAAAGCAGTCATCTTTGTGTATTTCACCAGTTAAGACCGTTCCTGCTGGTATAACAAGCTCTCGGGCATAAACCCCGTGCGAGAAAAAATGCCTGTTTTTTAACGGGGCCTGCGGTAGTTTCATTATTTCTTCTTCAGCCTTGTGAATAAACGCGCGGCACTCTTCTCGGTTAAACCCCGCACACCCAAACTTTTCTGGCATTGTGTCCATCATCGCCAAGACCGCTTCTGTCTGCTTTGCGACTTCCAATGGACCACCAGAGCTTACTGCTGACACAACCCACCCACCATTATCGCATATTTCATTTTTGGTCATTTAATATCCCGCATAAAATAAGTTGCATCATACGTCCTCGTACCACAAATCAATGGGAACAATCCGCCTACAGGCCAGAAACCTCTCTGCCGCTGGCCCTAATGGTAATGGATGCCGTTGCCCCAGCAAGCCCCTGTATGGAGTCGCCAGGGTTCAAAATGTGCCCCACCATCTCCGGGCAAGTGTATGTCTCCCCCGCCGCAATCGACCTAGCAGAGATAACCCGTTCTGTTACTCCCGCCGCGCCTCCGCTGTCCACAATGTCTATCGTGGCCGTTACTGCCCCGGCGGTGGTATTACACAAAGTAACCTTGTCGATTAGGGTTCTGATATTGGTTGCCGTGTAATACGTCGCGTTGGCGTTGGTTAGCTGTTGCGCTTGAATAATCGCTTTAGGGATTACTGCCATAATAATTCTCCTTACCAAGTTGGAATATATCTAATTGTTCCGTTGTCGTTTATAGCAACCCATTTCGTCGGGTTTCCGGCTGCTGGTGCGTTGGTGAGTGTCCCAAGGGCGGCGGCGGCCCCGTTGGTTAGTGCCGTGTTGGTAGAGATTAAGGTTGCCCCGCCTGTAACCTTAACCGTCCCACCAGTGATGTTTACTCGGTCTGCTTGCTGTAGTGCCATGGTCCCCAACTCTACTCTGGGGGCAAGAGGGTCATGTGCTTCGCTGGTCACATTGGCAGGCGTAAGTGGGTCGGTGGCTTCGTTGCTCTCGCGGGAAGTGGGAAGTGTTGCCTCTGGGTGCGAGTGTTCTTGCCTGGTATTTACGGCCTCATCGTTATCAGGATCCGTGTACGATGGGAATAACTGAAAGTCGATTATGTTAGCAGCCGCGGTCCCTGCCCCCGTAATGGTAAACAGGTTGAAAAAAAACATATACCATTCGCGGGACATCATCCCTGTTCTGCCATCAATAATCGGGGCCCTTGGCGCGGGGATGTTGGTGATATTCATGATGCCCCCTTGCTAACGGATAAATCCGCCCCAAGAATTGTAAGCGGCACGGGGTCTGTCATTGACACCTCGTACACCCTGTCCCTGAGTTGGCCTGTCATGCCAAGCCGTCGCCAGATAACACGCTGCCCATATTTACCGATCTTTCCTAGTGGCATGTCGTGGTAATTCGACCATGTATGACCACCATCGTCGGACCATCGTAATGATATAATCGGGTCTGTGCCTTGCTGTATTCCGTCCAGACCAACACCGCTCTCGCAATCAAGCTGCAAGGCGTGGTGGAAGGTTCGTTTCAAGTCGTTCTGTGAAGGAGGTATTGCCCGCCAGGATCTTAAAACCTTCTGGATAGCTCCGTTATCAGAGAAAACACCAACAGACATGGAATAAATGTTTCCATTCTCGTAATCTCCCACAACAATTTCACCGCCGAAATTCATCTGGCCGTTTGACCGATGCCGGACAAATAGCCCATTGCTAAATGATTCCCGTTCATGCCATAAACTTGTGGCAGCATCATAAACCCACGTCACTCCCGGAGTCGGGAAGGTAAGCACATAGAACGAATGGCCTTCTTGCTGGTAAGAATAGGCTATTGCATCGGATATTTTTGAATAACTCTGGATTGCAAACTCAAGAGCATGTGTGGAGATTCGCACAGGAGAATAACCGTTTGCTCGATAGACTAACCCATCCCCCCTCGCATCTGTCCCCACCCAAAACAAAGAGTTGTCGAGCTTTGCCACCGAATATGGGGAAATGCATCCCGCCTCTATAAATGCCCCCTGAATACGGGCAAGAGGAAAATCAGCAAGCCCAGCGTTATACCATATTTCCGTCGAGTTAGTCCCGAAAAGCCATACTTCTCTGTGGGAAATATGCTGGGCAACAATGTTGTCTGGTGATCCCTCCGCGCTGGCGAAGTCGAGCGGGTCAACCGTTGTGCCGTCCAGTAAACTCGTAACCCAAATCTTCTGACTATTCGGCTCATTGAAAACAAAAAAACCATCAAGATAACCGACATTCACCGCGCCGGGGAAATCAGGGTCAGTAATTTGCGCCAGGACTCCCGTACTTGCGTTATAGATATACCCGTCAGGATTGCAGGCAACAAAAAGCTGTGTCCCATTATCGGACATTGATACAGGACCAGCGCCAGAAACAGACCCTAGTAGTGTTGCCACCCATCCCGTTGTTACCTTGTAAAGGCTCGAACCAGATACCACATACCCAACCCCTCCGAATGACCACAAGCCCCTGATAGGTCCAGTGCCAACCGTTGCAAGCAGGGAAAGGCCAGGGCACCGCGAAAGATATCCGGCCTCTTTCCCGCCCTCTGGTATGGCCTCTGGAAACATATTAACCATCCGGCTTGCCGCTGCGTTTGGTGAGCGAAGGGTGTATGAGCCTCCCAAAATAGGGCTTTTCATTACACGTTCCCAGAATAGATATTAAAACGCTGATGTGCCCCATTTAGCGCGGCGGGCAAAGACATTATATCGCCTGGTGCGTTTTGGCTCTTCAGGTTTCTCTTTGATACAGACGCGATTCTCTGTACTGTTCTGGAAGGCTCTACACCAAATTCCGCCGCGATTTCACACGCAAGATTATATTTAAATGCCCGTTGGTAGCCAGGGGGGAAAGAAAGAACCGTTGTCAGGCTTGCGGCCTGTACCAGCTCTGTTACCGACACAAAATGAAATTCCAACGCTCTGGTTGGAACCGGATAGAGATACATATTCATGTTTGGCATATCCATATTCAGCCAAATAACCTGGGGGAATGAGCTGGTTACCGTCTTTAGGGCTATGCCGTCATATTGCTCTTGGTTGATGATCTTTATCCCGTAAGACACGCCGCTTGTGGTGTCTCTAAAATACGTCGAATCATCCAAGGAAACTGGCCGATTACCGATGAAATCACCAGTGGGGCCGATGGTACGAGATATGGTGTTGGCGGGCCATGTAAACACTTGATCTTGAGTAGAAAACACACTCAGCCGTTCAGTGGACCATGAGTCTAGCATCTGATTGAAGGCATCGAGCGCATCCTGCATGGTCGCCGCACTCGCAGTCTCTCCTTCTGCAAGTTGACCAATTAAGCGTAACGCCCCCGTTATCTGGTCCCCGGCTGTGGTCATTGCGCAAGCTCCCTTTTCAAAGAATCAACCGACTTCTTGTGGTGCGGCTGCTTCCCAAACTTTGCCGCCCATTCAGCACGAATTTCATCGTCCGTGAGAATGGGGGCAATTTTGGAAAATGGGTCGTATCTCTTCCACCCGTGGCTTTCGTCAAATCTCGCCTCATTCTCTTCTGAGGCTACCTTTTCACCGTGTGTTTCGTGTCTGAGATAGATTACCATTTCAGCCTACTTGCAGTAAAAGTAATGGAAAGCAACCGTTCCGTTTAGGGCCGTAACGCTTTGGATCGCATTGCGCAGGGTGACGGTGATTGTGTTGGTGGTACATACCACCGAGGCTATCTCTACGGGTGTAGTGTTGGTGCCCCCCGCAAGAGTGGCTAGGCACACATCCCCAGCGACAACGCCAGCCAGGGTAATTACAACTTCGGTGACCGCTGCCGCTGCCGTCGTAAGTGCGCCCGTGGTGACAATTCCGCTCTGTTTGGTAGCGGTTACAGTCTGGGTGGTATCGTTACCGGTAGCAGACACATTAGCATTATCTACGACGAGGTTCCCGCCTGCCGCAATGGTAAGGTTTGTGGCTGACACCGTGGTTCCGCTCACATTCGTGGTGGTGAGGGTCGAACCCGTCATTGTGGCACTTGAGATGGTCGGCGCGGTGATAGTCGCATTTGCAAGGGTGGACCCATCCAGGTCCTGGTCTCGGAAAGCAACACCGATGGATTTTGTATCGCCCATAATCTTTATCCTTTTGTAAGCCCCCTTTCGGGGGCGTATTGTTTAGCTTACGCGGTACATGGTCCATGCGCCTACGCCGGTCTTTCTGGCACGAAACAAGCCGGAAGAACCCGCCGAGGTGGTAATAGGCAGAGTTACCATGCCGGAAAGGGTCCAGCCAGTACCAACAACCATAGTGATGATGCCGCTTGAAGTCCCCAGATTGATTACATGCAGGTCAAAGGTGCTGCCAACCTTGGCGTTCACCATAACAGCCTCGGTAGCTGCTACGGTCGGCAAGGTGTAACTTGCTGCTGAAGTGCTGGGATCGCCAACCAACACACCGCCCAAAATCTGTGCGGCGGTCAGGGTTGCAGTTGAAGTTGCGGTCTGGGGTGCTGCCATAGCCCCCATTTTCAATTCATTCAGGTTGCCGTCACCAACTTGGGAGCCGCCACCTACGCTAGAAATTGCCATGATATATACTCCTTGCTCAAGATTGAAAGATTAGCCCCAGATTCTTGCGCCAAGCTCTGGGCGAATTACAGAGGACCCGTACAGAACATCGATACGACAAGGCATACGGTCATTGTTAATGTCGTACTGACGCACGATTCTGAGAGAGATACCGTTATGCACCGCACGGGAGGCCATATCCACGCCCTGGGGCAACAGGAGGTCAGCGGTTGCAAAGGTAATTGCGTTCTTGTGGTAAACAAGGTTCTGCGGATACACGCCAGAAGTTGCGCCCAGGAAGGTAATTACATCACTTGCGGTGGGGAAACGGTTGACGGTAGCTAGTGCCTGGTCGGACATATAAATGGCCGGAGAGATTGCCAGGGTCCCGGTGGTGGTGGACGAAATATCCAGGTCAGCCGTGACGACAAACTGCTGCAAGCTTCCGGTGCTTTCACGGGTCTGTGCGTTAACTGCGTAAACATTCGCAATAGTGAACACATCCCCTTCTTTGAAGGTCGGAGAGCCAGAGGTAAAGCTAATCGCCAGGGTGGTTGCACCATTCACAGAGGTGGTAGCAACAATTGGGGCGGTAGGAGTAGTGCCGCGAGTATGAGACGCAATGTTCTGGCTCATATTAACTTCTTCAAATCCCAAGACCCCAGATCCCATCAGGCCGCTTTTAAACTGGCTGGAAATGGTGCCGGTCGGGTTGAAAAACCCCTTCATCCCCTCTACCAACTGCGCATTGGCAGCTGGGTTGACGGTACAGTACCTGGGAGACATGGGGGAGGCGTTCTCGTTCAGCTTCTGCTGTGCCTGCAACAGCACCAAGGAAGTGGCAGGGGTGGTGCCAGGGGTGCCTACAGAATTCCAAATCTGCTTGTATGCCCGCTTGCAAACATCATTGTCGATGCTGGTAGCAAGCTGAGAAATACGGGGCTTCAGGATGCGCTCTGCAAAGTCGTCGATGTTCAGAGCCATTTCTGCGGTGGTGAAGTTCACGCCTACATGCTTCTGGCTGGAGACGGTCAGGGTGGTATACTGCTGGGTCTCGTCCTGTACTGACAAAGCTGCGCCGTCGGTTACAAGAACCCGGTCCGGCTTACGGATGCGGAGAGTAGAACCGATCTTTGCGCCAGTTACGGCAAAAGAATCGTCATACTCCCGGTTGACGTTACGAACCACAACGGATTCGTTCTCCAAAATTTCCAGGGACTTCCTGGTGATCATATCAATAGTTAGTGCGGTGTTACCCATGATTTACTCCTTATCGCCGCTGCTCCATCTTTTTCCTCTGTCTTGCCCTTTCTGCCTCAATCCATTCCGAGGTGGTCATCGTCTTGATTGATCGAGGGTCGGTGGTGTCGTAAACTTTCGCCGCACCACCAGGCGTTACAGGGTTAATAGGAGCAGGGGCATTGGTTGTTTTTTTGGTGGGAGGATCAGAGACAAGCTTCGCCTCTATTCTCCCGATTTCTTTTGCTTGGAGGATCGGGCTAAGCCGTGATATCCTGTCAGCTTCTTTGGGGTTTAACCCCAGGTGATACAGAATCTCCGGGCCGAGCTCAGATGATGTTATTGCCTCGGCCATTGGTGCCGTTACTGGCAAATTGGGATTCCTTGCTACTTGGTCGAAGTCTGCGAATTTCTCCCGTGCTTCGTCAACACGCTCGTTGTATGCTTCCTCAACCACGGCATGCTGTCTCGCCGTTTCTCGCTTCTCTACCAGTAAAGCCGCCTTGTACTCTGCCATTGCTTCAAGGTGTTCTTCGGTTGTCTCGTAAGCCCCAGGCGTTGGAGGCTCAGACGGAACAGCCGCAGGCTTTAACGCCTGTTCCCTTGCCCACTTCCTTTCTTCACGGGCAAGTCGTTTGCTGATAATCGAGTCAAGCTCTTCTTGGGTGAAGGTCTTGGCTACTTCCGGCTCTTGTGCTTCTGGTTCAGGTGCCGCCGTGGTGCCCTGTTCCGGCGCGGGGTCAACCGCTGGTACAACAATCTCTTCTTCGCTCATGCTCGTATCCTTTTGAGGATGCCCGGTAATTCGTGCCGGTACGGTTTTGACACAAAAAAAGCCCGGCAAACCATTTAAGGTCTGACGGGCTTCGGTTCTCGAATGCCGGTGATGCAGATTTTCAAACTACATTTTTATACTTTCAATCCTCTTTACGCCTACAATTTTCCCTGCATTGAATGTAATCGTTATTTCCCCATAAAACAACACAGAAATTGCGTGTTCAATCAAGTCTTTAAGCTTGGTTGGCATCAATCGGCCAACGGCATAGCAAAAAGATTGCCGCCCGCTGCGTCTTGAATAGCTGACACGGTTATCGGCCCGCCCCCCAGGCCATCACAAGGCAAAACCGTCGCTATATTTGCCGCAACCGGGAAATCTTCGGTTGTTGCCGTCGCCCCAACCCGCACATATGCTGCGGTAGAGCAGTAAACCAGCACAGAATTTGCCGTCTGCGTAATGGTAACGCTCCCGGCGGTCCCTGTGTATGCAACCTTCTGACCGCCACCATAAATCGGTCGCCTAATTACTGCGGTTGAGTTTGGCACGTATGTCTCCTTATGCTAGGAATTTAAGTTTGTACAAAGTGCTGAGGTATTGCCCGATAATCTCGTCAATTATGTTCTGCAAAGGCGTGTCTTTCTTGTCGCATATCTCATATCTGCAAGCCTCTATCTCTTCCTTTTGGCCATTTAGGAAGGTCACAATATCGACGCTTTTCTTGCTGGACATTAGCGGGATAGAGAGAAGCCCATACTGTCCCTGATATGACTCGGCAAACTTGTCAGCAAGCTCTATAATCTCATGGTAGAAATCATTTAGAGCCATGTGTTTAGCATAGCTACGGGTGGACAGGTGGACACGGTGCGCCACGTCTCTTGCCAGGAACAACATGCCCACGAAATCACATGCCTTCAATTGGTGCCTCCTGCTGCATCATCGGTTGTTCTGGCTGTACTTGATCGCCAATAGTTAATTCTTCTCGGCTTGGAATATTTCCAACAATGTCGCCGGTTGACATTGCCGCATGTAGCGTGCCTAAAACAATATCTTGTATCTGGTCCGGGCCTAGCCCTGCCTGTATAGCGGTAATCCGCTTGGTCTCAGCATCAAAGGCTTTAATTTTGGTTTCCATTTCCCTGTTGTCTGCTTCACGTGCTTCGAAGCTCTTCTGCACGTTCTGCAACATCCCCGCCATCTGCTGCATCTCCTGCTGCATGGCTTCCATCTGCTGCTTGGCCTGGGCAAGCTCTGGTGTGGTTTCGTCATCGCCCAACAGTTTCGGGTCAATGGTTTTCTTGAATCGCTCCGCCATCTCTTCGGCACCAGGCCAATCCATGTTCTTGATGAACAAGTCACCAGCAACCGCCCACAACTGAGGATTGCCCTGAAGCAACTGCGCCATTGCTTCCATCGACTCTTGCCGCTTGGTCATGTAACTTGGCCCGGTGGTGACGCACACATCGTATTTGCCAACGCCGGGGTTGTATATCTTCTTGATCGTCGCGCCGGTTCCCTCATCCACGATCTTCTTTACCGGCTCCGCTTGGGTTGGGTCAATTGCTACATAGTCAGCCTCGCCATCTAGCCCGATGATTCTGGCTATTCTCTGGGTATCGTAAATCTTGGGGATCATGTCAACTATTTGGCGGGTGCAATGCCTTACCGCTCTTGCAAGGTTATCAACATAATGGTAAGTGCCGGTATCGCTCTGTCGCTCTCTTGCAAGAATTGCCTTGCCTGACTTCTCGTTGCCAGCCTTCCCCAGGGATGCGTCGTACTGTCCGGTTACACTCTTAATATCCTCAGACGCACCCGCCTTAGCCTGCAACAGCCCGGAGGAAGCCATGGGGGGCTGTGACCTTTGGGGCAGCGGCATTACCTGACCTGTCACCTCATCAACAGACGGGTTGACCTCAAGATACGGCCAGTTGGTTGTATTGGCGGTCTTCCACTGTGACTCATAGCCTTCAAACTGTCCAGCGTACCCGATGAAAGGGGCTTTGGGAGCTAGGGCCAGCATCTCTGCCTCCTGGCTTACCCAATAATTATACATCCGCTGTGCGTCTTTGGCGTTACGGACAATGCCAGAAATGTAAATCTTTCCGTCTACTTCAAACTCGTTGCCGATAACTCGGATAATGGGTATCCACTTACCAGGCCACTCGCTTTCCTCAAGTGCCTCTACGCCATTAGATTTGATCCATTTTACCTTTCTGGCCTGAACCTTACGGGTATTGATGACTGCCGCGCCAAGCTCTTTCATGCCCTTGGCATCCTTGCTGCCTTCCAGCGCAACCATCCCGCCAGCGTACATGTTCAGCGTCTTGCTTTCGTACTCGAAATAGAAATACTCAACAATACGGATCGTGTCAGTCCCAAGCCAGTTCGCCATGCTGGTATCGCCAACGCCCTTCGCCTGGATGGTGGAAACAGGGTCAGCGTCGGGCCACAATCTTTCGTATTCTTCCGGTGTAATATCCTGGGATATAAAACCCCACTCAGCGTCTGCGCCGGAAGGGTCTTGCGCGGTCGGGTCAAGGTACACGGCAAACGAGTTACGGATGCGGCCTATCTTGATATCTTGGTCGAAGCTGTTGTCGTCCACATAGTCGGTCAGCAGTCGGAAATATCCCTCTCCGCATGTGACCTGTGCTTCACAGGCTGTGTCGTATGCCACATCAGCGTCGGAGATGTACTCAATGTGGCGAACAATGCCGTCGAGTATCTCGGCCACCTCTACGTCTGCGTTATCGTCTGCCGGTATCACCTTGCCGCTTGGCCTGTTCTGCCTCTGGTCGTTGGTGATCTGCTTGATATGTTGGGGAAGCTTGTTGATGGTGATACATGGCCGTGCGTTGATCGCCTGCCCTTGGACAGAGCCACGGGTTGACAGCACGTCCTGGGGCCATTGCCATTGGTTGTCTGGCGAGCCAGCGGCGAAACGAAGATCATCCAGCTCATCGTCTCTTGACTCCGAATAGGTGTCAATCGCCATTGCGAGGCGTTGGCGCATCTCTGAAAACTGTTCTTCTTTCATCAGTTACCCATCCAAGAGGTAGCGCCGACATATGGCCGTTTAATCTCTGGAATAATAGTGCGCTTAAACGTCTTTGCCTTCCTAATTCCTTCGCAGGCATATCTTAATGCGTCGATGATATGATTATTCTTGTCTGCCAGGATAGGAAGCACTTCTTCTGTCATTGGATCGATCTTATAGCAATACGTTTTCAGTTCGTCGATGGTGTGAACGCATCGAGGGTGAACCACGATGTCAAACGATTGCAGGAATTGAATACCCTCATCGATTGATCCAGACCCTTTCTGCGCTGCCTGCATCTTTGGGTATCCGTTCTTTTGCATGTGGCTGATGGTTTCAGGTCTTGCTGAGTCTGCCCGACAGAACCACTTGCTACTCTCTGGCACACGATCAAATAGGTCGGGAAGATTGACTATCTCGCACCCAACCATATACGCCTCATAATCAACATACAGGCGATTCCCATCAACAGAACACCGAACCATCGTGGAGGGATCGACTGAAAAACCCCAATCAGCTCCGAGTCTAAAAATGGTTCCGTCGGGTCTTTCAAACTCTTCAATCTTCCAATTCTTGAACACCCGCGCTTCACTGTTCTTTTTGTACTCTCCCATCCAGATATGACAATATTTGTCATAGTCGCGGCCACGGTCATATTCCATCTCTGCCTTGAGGACTTCGGGGAACCAGGGATTGTCCTTGAAGTTTGCCTCAACAACTACTGCACCAGGAGGAAGGTTGCCGCCACGCAATAGCTGGTCAATAGGGTCGTCTTTGGTGTCTGGGTTCCAGCTAAACCAAATCTCTGACCCTTCCTTCCGCATTGTGGGGCGCAGCAGGTCAAGACTTTTCTGGCTAGCTGTCTGCGCTTCCTCAAACCATGCAATGTCGAACGCCTCAAGAGACTTGATCGAGTCGGCTGTGTGGTTCTGCATACCCTGGAAGATCGTCACCCCACCACGTTTCGAAATAATCTGGTTCTCTTGAACCTCGAAATACTTTCCGGCGCCCATGTCCTCGATCTTAGTCTCAATCAACTTCTTTACGGAGAATTTGAGAGACTTTTGTACTTCCCGCAGACAAACGCAATCTACTTTGCGCCGGATGTTCTCTTCAACCAGCAGGCCAGCGAAGAAATGCGACTTGGCCGAACCTCGCCCACCAAACGCGCCTTTGTATCGGGCGGGGTGGAGAAGTGGCTCAAAGACGCTGGCTGTCTCAATGGTTAATTCTGACATATGCCTAACATACAACCCTGGGATTTCGGGACACTTTTGTTGATTTTATTCAACTTTTTTCCCTCTTTTTGGGTTATTTAACTATCTTCCGGGTAATAACGGTCAAATCTAGCTGGCCTGTGTGGTCGACGTCCTGCTTGTCTCTCAGGCCCAGGTCTCTTGCAATAATGAGGGGATTAAGCAGGTCTGCCGCAGCTCCAGAGAACTTCTGATCACGTATTGTTCTCTCTATGCGCGTAATAACGTCAGATAAATCGGGCCGCGAAGTTCTCCAAGAATCCCAAGTCTGAAATGATATATCGAGGAACAGACACAACCCGTCAAGCGTCATTGCTCGCATCTTGGTTACTGTTGCCTTGGTGATAAGACCATTAGTGTGAAATACCTTCTCTTCGAGCAATGGATTGTCTTGCACATACGCTAGATACTCAAGACACGCTCCCAACAACTCCCCGCTTGTTTTGAACTTTGGGTTTGGGCCGCTCGTTGCCCTGGCAAGCCACCAACGATTACCAGATACGAACTTACCAGTTTCCGGGTCTTTCCCCTCAACGTCTTTTACTTTAACCGGCTTCTTCTCTATCTTTTGGGGTGCCATTACGATTCACCCCCCACCGATAGCAAGATCAAGAACACTCCTGCTCCAATCCACATTGAATAACCACACAATAGGGCCGAGCCGATTATAGTCAGGGTTAATTTCATGCATCACCATCTTTGCACGGGGTTAATCTCCATGTGATCCTTTTTGCCTTGATCGTGGTCTTGCCAAGCATAAGCGCCTTAATTATCCTGTGCCGCCCATCTGCTATCGCGCCATCCCAAGCGAGAATAATTGGGAATGACAAGTCGGATCGGTTCACTTTCTTGCAGTGATACGCTAGCCCGAAAATGTCAGCCTTTTGCCAAATAGCCTGGCTCAGATCAAGCCCCGCCAGCGGTAAGTCAAACACCGGTAGGTTTTTTGCTTCTTCGATCAGGCGGGAAACACAATATCTTTTGCCATCCACATCCTCATAATATTCGGACAGTGGCTCAATAGCCCCAAACTTGAGCGGCCCTTGCTTTTTCGGTGCCATTATTTGTCACCACTCACAAACAAAAAAGGCCCGCAACCATCTTTCGACGATCCGGGCCAGCAATATTTTTCATATATTTTAAGCACATGCCACTTTTTACCATAAAGTGACTTTATTTGTCAACTGTTTTTCAAATGTTTTCCCACTCATACCCACAAGCAATCAACGTCCTCCGCAACGGTGTCCCGTCTTTGTGAATCGCGCAGGCCGCAATATAAGACCGCTGCCCCGGTGATCCTTCCTCCAATATTTCAATTACCATTACAGGCCGCCCATTGTGCAAGACTGTATCGCCTACCTTGCAATCTTTCGAGCGGATTTCCTTTCGGCCGCGCTTGTATTTATTTGGTTGCATGTGTTATCCTAACCAGTAGCGCCACGCAGACGCTTTGCGCTGGTGCGCTTTGTGTTGGGTGTAGCCAAATAATATCATGAGGGAAACAAATGGACTGGTCAATAAAGATAACTGACATTGCGATGGTTCTTGCTGCCTTTCTTGGTCCTGCGGCAGCGGTGATCGCTTCTGAATGGAGGCAAAGATATCGTCAGAGAAACGAATACAAAATGCATGTTTTCCAGGTCCTAATGAAGACCCGTGGAGCATCAAGGCTTCGTAACGATCACGTAGAGGCAATAAATCAGATTGAATTCTCCTTTCCTCGTAAATCCTGTCCAGACGTTGAAGACGCTCGATATCAATACCGTAAGCATCTGCGAGATCCTTCCGTATCTTCAGAAGATCCTGGGGTGAAAGCTGTCTGGGAACAAAAGTCGAAGGATTTGTTTGCTGACATGATGTTGCAATCTCAATCAACCACCCTGTTTCATCCATAAAACACTCCTTGCCATATGGCATAACCATCACATCCATCGGTTAAAATTAAAACTCCTTGTGCAGCCGATAAACCCGCCCATGCTCAACCGCGCCGAATCGGTGTATATTCGCCCCTTGCGCTGCCCATGCCTGTATCTGCTGGCACTCCGGACAACCTGGGCAGGATCGCGTCTTGAGTAGGCGCAGATGGATCAAGCGCTGTATCCCTCGCTTTGTTTGGCGGGTGGATATGTCGGCGCGATATCTTATTCCTGAGCAAGGTGCGTTCATTTAATCCCCATTTCTCCCTTTTTCTTATTACGCGCTTCCTGCATCTTCGCCTGGGCCTCCGCGCTGATGGTGCGCCGGGATGTTCTCCCCCCCTTGGCGCGGCCCTCGTCTTTAAACTCTTTTTTGCAATATGGGCATTTCATGCTTGGCATAACTCGTATACTGCACTCCTAAATTCCGACCTGAAATTATCGTTTGTCATGTACATGGTCTGCATCTGCTCCGTTTTCTTAATCTGGCTTTGCAGGTATGCCAACATCATTTCTGTTCTTTCGTCTTCGGTTGCTGACAAGTAGGCGGCGGCTGCCCCATCAGATATAATTGCTGCCACTATTGATTTTGCCGTATTCTCGTCAAATGCCTTCATGGTGTCACCCCTCTGTTTAGGTTATGACTAACCATATCATATCAAGTTATGATACCGCAAGGTTTATTTTTACAGATCAATCTTTTTATTTCCACATCCGTCATCCGCTGAAACGCCTCGGCCTGGTCTATCGTGAGATTACCAGCCATTGTTCAGCACATCCAGCCAATCGCCATGGCCGTCTGGTATTAAAACCTCAACAGGCATCTTGTTTACTTCGATCAACCGCTTTGCCAAAGTGTAAGCAGCCGCTTGCCCTGCATACGTTTTGTGGCTATCGTTGTCGCCGTAAATATAAACCTTTTTCACACCAATCGGAGGTACAAAAGAGGCCATAAGGGCAGCGCTTACCATTGCCCATGTCGGTATTCCGTGCAACTCATAGCAGGCAATAGCTGTCTCTATCCCCTCTGCAACACCTATCGCCCCATTTACGGGCGGGTAAAGCCTTATTGCTCCACCAGTTGCCTTTTTCAACCCCGGCATGAGCTTTTTGGGACTTTCTATCCGCAGTTTCTGCCCATCTTGCGTGAGATATGTCCGGTGGATCGTAACCGCTTCCCCGTCTGGGAGCGTAACCACGGCTAGCATTGCGGCGTGTTCTTTCTTTGTCTCGCTCTCCCAGCATGTTGGATGATACCGCAACCCTACCGGGATTTCTTTAAGGCCGCGCAATCGCAAATATTTACCGACAAGATTATTTACTGTTGCCGGTTTTGAGTCCATAAACACCTTCCGCAAAACTTCCGGGGTTGTTTTCTTCTCCCCGCAAATAGCAGATGGCACAACATCCCCGATTATTGGCCGCACCTGATCCAGTGCGCCCTTAAAATCACAGCCAAGAACAATCTTGACCAGCTCCCACCCGTCACCGTTAGAGCAAGTGCAAATCCAACTTCCCGAGCCGTCCTTATCGTCAAACCTAAATTTCTTTTTCCCACATATCGGGCATTGCGTGTGGTTGCCATCACCCACCTCAATTCCCAGGGCGGCACATATTCCCGGCCATTTGTTTGTTGCGTCGATGCGCGTATCTGATCTGCTCATGCTTGATCCCCGCTAAAAACTCATTGTCAGGCTGAATAGCCTGTACGCTTTCCATCTTCCTCGGCCACACGCCAAACTTCGCCTTATATCTCGCCGTTACCATCTTTGGGTTTTTCTTGTTCTCACGCACATACCACAACATCATGCCGTAAAATCTTCGCTTGTCTGCTGTTGTGGCTCTTTTCTTTCCACCAACTTCTTCTAGGTCTGCGTCAACAACTTCGATTTTCTTGCCAAAAGACTGAACCGGCGTATTACAATCCGGACAGGTATCGCGCCCCTCGAATATCTGCGAACATACCCGGCAAATGCAAGGCTTTTTCTCTTTCTCTTTCTTCTCGTTCTTCTTCCACGCCTTTTCTTCACCATCAAGGCTCCATTCTATTTCGTCACACAGCAGCCCGTGTTCCTCGATTACCCCGCCGTGATCGATAACCGTAAGATGCGTTTTCCCGTCTGACGGGCGCAACCCACGGCCACATGCCTGACGGTACAGCCCAAGGCTCTTTGTCGGTCTAGCCATAACCACGCAGCTTATATCTGGCACATCCATTCCCTCGATGTAAAGGGCCACGTTGCAGATCACCAGTAGATTGCCGTTGTCCATGTCTCTAAAAACGCTCTCCCGTGCATCTTCTGACGATTTTGCGGTCAGGACGGCTGAAGGTATGCCGAAACCGTTAAACGCCTCGCAAACGGCTATTGCGTGCTTCACGTTGATACAGAAAACAATGGACTTCTGCCCCGGTGCAATTCGTGTCCAGTTTTCGACAATATCCCCGACGAGCTTCGGAGTGTTCATCCGCTTCCCAAGCTCCGAAAGCTCGTAGTCGCCACGAACCACCTTTATTTTCTCAAGATCAGGGGTGGCCGGGGCAAAGTACCTAACAGGAGCAAGATACCCGCCTTCCGTCAGCTCCTTCACGCCAGCCACATCAACTAGAGCGTCAAACACTTCGCCAAGTCCTCGCCCGTCTGCTCTCATTGGTGTTGCGGTGCATCCTACGATTACCTTGCCTTTGTACAGGTCAAGAACATCTTTTGTGCGCTTGCTTACTGCCGTGTGGCATTCATCCACCAAAATTACAGAAGCGTCAACAAAGAACCGATTGCAGGATAGCTCGTCAAGGTTCAAACGTCTTGCAAAGGTCTGGATAGTTCCCACCTGGATATCAGCTTCGGTTTCCGATTCATGCCCAGCCATTATCATGCCAACATCGCAACCAACATGCGCCCGGATAGTCTCGGCCATTTGCAAAACAAGGTTACGCCGATGGACAAGAAACAAACATCTGTTCCCGCGCTCTCTTGCAAGCCGGATAATCTCGGCAAAGATAAGAGACTTCCCGCCGCCTGTGCTGAGAACCATTACAACCCGTTTGTTGCCAGAAGAGATAGCGGCCCTTACTTCTGAAACGGCCTTGTTTTGATAATCTCTTAATTCCATTTTCCGAACCTTGTTAGTGAGCCAAGAAAACAATTCGAAAGTTTATTCCTGGCGTGCGCTGTTAAGTCTTTGCTGGTTATTTAGAGCGTAGTGATAAATAAGGTGGTGGTGGTGGGCATCGGTTTGCTATAGGTTTGCTATGGCTAATTGATAGCTATTGCTATGGCTTTTGCCACCTTACCGCCGCGCCCTTTTTCCCTAGCTCTGCCCTTTTTACCCGCTTATCAACCGCTTTTCCAAGCTCTTCTTCAATCCGCTGGTGTACCCATAAATTCTGGTTTGACTCTCGGTCAAAAAACTCCTCGACGATAGGCCTCGCTTGCCGCCATTGTTCTTTGGTCATACGGCAGATGGCAGACAAATAACCATCATCGTCCGGTAGCGCCTTACCTTTTGACCAGTAAGCCATTATCAGGTGGAGATAAGCCCCACTTTGAGATATTGTCAGGTGTTGAGTGTCTGCTAAATAGTCCCCAACATATAACGGCATCCAATGCCCCTGTCCAACGCTTCCTTTAGGCGGCATGTATCACCAGAACGCAAAAAACCCATTACCAACGGCACAAGGTGGGATGGCTGAGATTGCCGGTCCTTGTGTGACTTCCGTTGGTAATGGGTTCTTCATTTTCATCTCAATTTTCCCGGTTAAAGTTTCGCCAGTCCCTTGGTTGTCAAGCCAAGATCACCCCGACAAAATCAGATTATCATACTGGGTGGTGAAATTGCAAACGAAAAATGGCGGTGCATAAAAAAATCCCCGATCATTTCTAACCGGGGATTTTTGGTACTTATGGCCCGTGCTCAGGGCGGCGTCGTTACTGCTTCAGTGTTTCCAATTTATAAAAAGTAATGACTGCGGTGGGGCCGTTTCTTCCGGCGGCGATTTTGTCCATGATCTTGTACTCCTTGTTTTGATTTTTGTTGCCAACAAAACTACTCAAGTAGATTTTAGCGTACCACATTATTTTTCAGAATTGCAAGGTGTTTTTTACTCTTTTCGTACTTCTCAAAAACTCGATCCTGAACGTTTATTTTCAGCCATCCAATCAAATAGCACATTACCTCTTCCGTTTCTCGGCACTGAGGTATTCCGCAACATTCCATAATCGAACAGGCAGCATGGGCCAATTCATGAGCAACAATGCTTGCACATTCTAGGTCTTTCGCCCAGACAAAAACATCACCGTTGCAATCACGGACACCTCCGTTTGCTGAAGGGGTAAACGCCACCACTGTGCGCTTTCTTCGTAGCCGATAAACAGCATCCTCGGCATCGTCAGCGGAACAATGGCCGATAAAGTAAACTGAGCGGTTAAATATTGGAACGTGGGCCAAGTGGGTAATCATTCTTACGGCCCATTCGTTATAGCAACAACAACCTCTCCACCTGGACGAACTTCATCATGCAAAAATGGTCTGTATCGAAAGCGATTATCATCAATCCCCATAGCATCAGCCAGCGCATCACGGGCAGCTTTGAACGAGGAATACACGTTGTCATCGTCACGCCTGCGCCGGTCTGGTGGGTAGAATGTAACCCATAGATGTATTGGGCCTTCCCAATCGGCTTTTATTCCAGCGTTACGAGCAATTACAAAACACTCTTGCCGGTATGCTTTAATAAACTTGGCTTTCTTCGCCCAATGGATTCGAGCGTTGGGGCTTAATTCCTTTGGGGGCCATGGCAGCGTGATTTTCAAAAGGGTATTTCTCCGAAGAAGTTGTCAGCGTCCTTCCGCAGGTGCTTTTTGACATATTGAAATGCGGGTGAGCAATCGTCACAACCTGCCCATCCCAGGGCTTGTTCCGATGCTAAACGCAGGCATACCGCTTCAAGAAAATCAGTGGAGCCACCAATATTAATATGTCTGTCACTGACGGTAATTTGTGCAACCCATTTTTTTCTTTGGTTGCTCCAATATACCCCTTTCACTCCGCTGATATTATTTTTTGGTGTTCCGGTGTTCCTCATATTGCACACATGACTGACCTCTCGCAAGTTCTCAATTTTGTTGTCAGACCTGTTTCTGTTTATGTGATCTATTCCATGCTCTGGTAAATATCCGTGGTGCCATAGCCATATAACACGATGAACTTTGTATGTCTTATTGTCAATGGCGACAAGTGAATACCCGTTGCTGTTACATCCCACAATATCCCCTATGTTGGTTCGCATTGCCGGTCTAGTTTTGCGGATCAATTCACCATTACGATAATCAAACAATTCTCTTACCGTTTTTTGCGTCAGCTTTTCTCGCCTTGTCGAAATATGCGCTTTTACACTTTGGGCAGATTCTGACTTCTGGCTTTCTGGGATACCACTCATGTCCGCACCTCTTGCATTTGATTGTCATGGTGTTCGTGTTCATAGCCATAAAGTATCACCTAGTAAGGAATTTGTCAAATGTTTTCACCCGCCACATTTTCTAGTTCTCTCAAAACTCCCCACGATCCTTAAAAGAAGAACCTTTCCGCAACCCGCATTTCTTGCAGATAAACTCGCCGGATCGCAAGGCATCTAGTTCTAGTTTTGCCGCGCCTAATATTCCTGCATTTTCTCCTCGCAGGCGTTTGTTTTCATCAACAAGCCGCATAATTTCCGGGCATGGGCCGCTACCATCATAAGGCCCGTGGCTTCGCATGTCCTGGCAACTTTCAGCGAGAAAAGCATTTAGCCTTTTGTTTTCCTCTCTCAGCGCAATGGTGCCGGTGCGGAGAATGTGTTCGATTGCCAAAACAAGGTCTCCCTGTGTTCTGTCACCGTAAAGCGCACACGGCGGAAAACACTTTAATATCTCTTCCTGTATCTGCTCCCGCGTCATTGGTAAATCGCTCATTGCCCTCTCCTTATTGCTTCTGCGCAATCATATCCAGTGTAGAAAACCATATCATTACACAAAACAGCGCACCGTTCTCGCTCTTTCAGTGTAGCGGCTTTCTCTATCTCGGCAACCCGCTTGTTTAGCAACTCTTCGCGCGCTTCCCACCCGGCCCGGAAAGTATCTTTTAGCTGTTTTCGTAATTCATGGTTGCCCGGAATGTTGCATATTCTCAGCCTTGATATTGCCCGTGATAATTCGCTCATAATATCCCCACATTTGATGGCATCACAGAAATGGCGCAATTAACACAGTCATCAGGCACCGGCCTTAAATTCTTCCGCGCATTGCAGTACCGCCAAAAGGTTTCTTCTCGATCCACCTTACCATCAAGAGGCCATGATTTACAAAGCTCGCTTGTCGCTGCCCTGGTCTTTTCTGCTACCTTCTTTGCCATTGTGCTGCGTCCCGTAAAGGGTTTGCAGTTACAACAGATTCTATCTTTCTGCCCCCACCTCTGGAACGAATATGCCGAGAATGGGTAAAGACCTTCACATTTTGAGCATCTGCGCTCTCCTGGCTTGCGGGTTGGTTGTTGTTTCATGCGACAAGCTCCGGGTTTTCGTGTATGTTCCCAATGATTTCCCAATTTTCAGGTTTGCAATGTTCTGCGGGCCAGTATATTTTAGAAACACATTTATAATTGCCGTTTTCACTACCGGCCCAAAACTGAAAACAGCCATCCTTAAAAACTACTGTATATGTTGGTGGTTTACCGGAGTTTTTATATTTGCAAGTCCAAAAGTTACGGACAATATCTCCCTCGTAAATCTCCTTGCCATTCTTGTCTTTGAGTCCGGTGTACTGCTCAAAAACCATCCCATCACCGATGTGGTCATGTTTTAAAGATGGGGCATTATTATCGTGGCAGTATTGCTGCATTAAGCATTCAAACACCTGCGGATCGCTAAAATACTTTACCGCTTCCTCGCTCCACATTCTAAACTTGATTTCTCTGGTCATCTATACACCCCCAAATGGATACAAAGCAGGTTTACGCCCAGAAGGGCTATTAGCAGGGCCATCGTTATTTTCTGCCAGGGGGTCATTTGATTAGTTCCTCAAAGGTGGCAAGGTGATGAATATGCTTCCATGCGGTTTTCCTTTTTATATTTCCAACTAGCGTTTTTGATATTCCAAATAGCCCAGCAATTACGGAAGCTTTTTCTTTTGATACGAATATTTGCATGGCGTCTAATGCTGTAATCTTTGCAGCTTTTATTTCTGAACCCTTTAGTGATTGCCTTGGAAGACTTCTATATTCTTTCAATAGTTCTAATACATCGCTGTCCCACGAAAAATTACCACGCGCTGTTATTCCCAAAATCTCTGTTTTCGTAAAACCCGTTGTCTTGGTTATTTCTTTTATCATCACCCCAGAGATTCTCAGTTTGAGGATGTTCAGAGCATCCACCGCTGTTAAGCGTGACCCATTCCCGCGCTGAACACCAGACAATGCCATATCTCCCATGTTATCTTGATGTGTTCCAGCATATAGGTGGGAAGGGTTTACGCATTTAGGGTTGTTGCATTTATGAAGAACGAAGTCGCTTGCCTTTAGTTCTCCCAGGAAAGTTGCATAGCTGTATCTGTGCGCCCGTCCGTACCCGCTGCGCTTAAACTCGCCGTATCCCTGCACGTGTTTGCCTGCCACCCATTCCCAACACTGATCATCATCGCAAACTTTCGTATTGTCCCAAAACCTTTCTTCTATAGTTTTATCTGGAGGGAGAAGCCCCCTTTTCCAATGCCACTGGTGGTGCTTTTTGCAAAATCCTTTGCCATACATCGGTAATTCACACCCCCGAACAGTGCATGTTTTCATTTTAAAACCCCTTCCCTCGTAGCCCTATCAAGAGTCCTGGATATATATTCCCATTGCAGCGGCCATAGCTCAGAGTGTAGGTGGAACATGCCGTGGCATTCCCGGCACATCGGCATAGCCATAGAATCCGGGGCTTTTGTTCCCATACCGCCCATGCTACCAATCCCGATTAGGTGGTGGTGATCTCCACCAGAACCTTGGCAATGAATGCACTCAAGAGAATCAATCCAAGCCAGGTACTTTTTAGACCGCCATGCTACCGATTTTTGGAAGCTCATTTTTTTCGGTCCCAATAGGGAGACTTGCACTTAGGGCAAATTGTTATGGTTTCTCCCCTTGGGGTCCACTTGTGCCCACACCGTAAACATTCCAGCCGAACTACTTTTATTTTTTTCATGTCTTTAAGCATATCCCATGGGTAAGTTTAAGTCAAATAAAAAAATCGGATTATTGCGTTGTGCTGCTGTTGCGTCATTGCTCATAGTTTAAAGCCCAGCCAAACACTTGGGCACTTCGTCTTTTTCAATCGTCTTTTTAAAAAGAAAACCCTTGGCAGTGTGAAAAATCACAATGCCCTCTGGTTTAAGAAATCCGGGGGCCGCTACGCTTCCACCATGTTTTAGATTCATAATACACCTATCTGCTATATCTGTGGTGAACACGCCCCTGAACAATTCCGGCACTACATGGCAACACGCTGGACGAACAATAGGGTCAGCCCATCGGTGGACATTAAAGAGCGAAAACCTTTTTTCTTTAAGGTCGTATTTCCTCTGTATTCCTTGGCCCCACCACTCGCCAAAGTGTTGTCCTGGTCCGAGGAGCATCAGCTCGTCTTTGTGTTCCATTGCCCACCGCGCAAACCCCATGTTGTCATTTTCTGGGGTTATCCACCTTGTCCGACTGCCGACAAGAAACTTCCCATCTTCTGTGATGCAAACTTGGGCGTTTGTTCCATCAATTTTTTCTGTGATTACACACTCTCGGGATAGTCGTGCCATTTTTGGGAAACCTACAAACTTTGTTTCTTCCATTTTACCTTCCTCCTAATGATAACCACGATTCAACCAATGCCGCCGCCTGTAATTCGGTAATTCAAAACTTCTCCACAAGGTGCGTTATGTATGCCGATTTTGGTAATCCGTCAAACTCCGATGCAAGCGTGTTTAGTGCGTCAAAATGTTCTCTCATTCCTTCCTCTCTGGAAATGGCACTGATATGCCAAAAGTTGTTCCTGTCCACCTGTTCAGCGTATCATACACCCGCGACACTTCATCGGCATTGAGTTTTGTTGTGGATTTCTTGCCAAGTATTGCAACCTGGATGCGCCGCCATAGCGTGTCCTTTACCGTGTCTTGCGACCAGGGAATTTCCACCCCTTCTTTCATCTTTGCCAATACCGCCCGTTGGTCAAGACCGGCACCGTTTAGCACGGTTGCCAGCTCCCGGCAATACACCTCTATAGCCTTGCGCTGCTGGTCGGTTCGTTGCTTGGCCCGGCGCACTATCTTGATTTCAAGAAAATGCTGCTCATGCCAAGCTTCGTCGATCATTGTCAACGCTTGCGCCAGGGCTGGTAGGCTGTTTATGGTGATGGTGTCGTCTTTCATTTGCCGCGCAACTCTTGCAATTCTGCTTCTAGCTCCACTATTCGAGCGTTTGCTTTTTCAAGCAACCGCCACGGAGAGCAGGCTTGTTTCTCATTATATTTTCTGGTTCGTTCTTCGTCACGGGCCTTTACCGTTTCGGGATGATGCTGTTTGCAAAACCCATCTTTCCATGGCTTCCTAGAACAACTGTATAGATGAAACCCATGCATCACATTCTCTTTGCACTTTTCCATTTTACCCTCCAAGTTATAAAGCAATATTTGATAAAAATGAGCATGGGCAGGATTTGAACCTGCACGCATTTGGCATGGCTTTGGGCCACCGCGTCTACCAATTTCGCCACCATGCTCCAAACTTTAAATTTCAGGTGATTCCAGCAATTGCGGCGTAGCCACACGCCCCGTATACACCTAGATACGGTGGGGAGATGTGAAGGATAGGCGATTTCTGTTCAAGCCCCGATTGCTGGTACGGAGTTTTTTCATTTGATTTTTTCGACAACCTCCGCAAGCTCTTCACAAAAGCATATCAGTTCAGACTCGAGAGCTGCAAGGAATTTTTCATCAGGATAAACACGCACAATTAACGGCTTGATTCCTGGGTAATAGCTTGCAAAATCCCACCATTCCCGGCCAGTGATAAGCAGTGATCCGTGGACCTGCTGGTAATAGTCGGTGGGCAGCTTCCCGCCCATCAGATACTCGATATGCACCGCCATAGACGGGCATTTAATCTCAAGCCCGCCCGTGGGTCCAACAAGTCCATCAGGCGAACAGGAGAACAAGCGGGCTTCGTCTTTGTAGCACATTCCGACTTGATCGACCTGGGCATCATGCAACAGCTCGTACAGTGCCCGCGCTTCAGGCTCCATTTCGGTGCCACGCTGCATGGCCGCGTTGGTGTACGATTCTTCCCGTGCGCCTGATATGCGCTCACCGGCAAGCTGGTACATGTACTTGGTGCGCTGTTTTGATCGTTCACCCTTGGTTGTGATGACCTTGTCAAACTGGCTTGCGCTTGGCCTGCCAAGGCGGGCGGCAAACCACTCAGGACTGCATTGCTCGAAGTTCTCGGTAATCATTTCGCGCCCCTCTTTGCAATGGCCTGCTTGATTGCCGTTTGCGCCTTGATAAAGTCGCGGGCCAGCAGATCATCAAGCGTGTCAACCTTGAGATATGCCAGCAGGCGGGGCAGATATTTACCATCCGCGTTCATATCGTTGTCATTGATTAGCGCATGGAGAGTGTTTGCCTGCTCGTCGCTGATTGTTTCCGTCTTGGCCCCATCATCGTCCATGTCGTGAGATGCTAGACCGGTCAGGGAAAACAACGTGTACCGCTCTAGGTAAGAAACAGTTGAGCCAATAGCCTGTATGCTATTTTTTCCACCTGAATCGTCAGGGCTGGCTGTCAGCGATGTACTTTCGCTGTGCCCCATTTTGTGCGTTATCATACAGGTTACGGTGATCTTGTTTTCCTGCTGGCATGTTTTCCAGGTTGCGGACAACCCATTGGCCGACAGGGCCTTATTGATTATCTCTGCGGCATCAGCCAAAAGAGCATGTTTATATTCTGTCTTGCCCTTGGCGGTTGCGAAGCTAACCTGTTTAGTTTTCTCAATCCGTGGCGGGTTCGCCTTGAAAGCTGCCATTGCCACAACATAGGCTTTCTTCGCCTCGTTCGCTTCCCACCGCTCCTGAATCTGCATGAGCTTTTCCAGCTTTTCCAGATCAGCGTTGCCGGAAATTGCTGCCTGGATCATTGCAGCCGGTGAATTTTCGTGTACAACAAGCTCGTTCGATTCTGTCATGGTGTATCTCCACTTAATGGGTTGATGGCTAGTAACGCCGCTCTTGCAAGAAAGTTATGTGAGCCTTAAGGCTATCAACCTCTTTCACAAGGTCTTGATTCAAATCCAAATCAGCGCAAACTCGCATCATCATCTCCGCCCACACCGCCGAGGTCAGGGCTTTCCGCATCTCAAGCAGGGCGTTGTATATCTGTTCCTTATCCATGTAGCAGATAATCGCGTTCATCATTATGCCCCGGCGAGATACCGGGATTACGCTCATGGTGCTGTTTTCAAGGTTTATTGCTGGCATCTTACCACCTCCCTGGCCTGTTGGCCCTTTCACATTCTTCACGGCACCAACTTCCTTGCCATTCTGTTTTTCGGCCATACTTACGATGAAGTTTTTTCATTTCTTCAATGTTGTCTCCGCAGATATAGCTCCAGATATCATGCCAGACCATCCCGTATTTTTTACCTTTTGGAGGCACATAATCAAAGGCCGAGGCACACACAATAGTGACACGCGGGTCAGAATAATGCGGCCCAACCATATCAATAACGTCTTGCGATAGCTCCACCACTGTTACATCTGTCACGGACGGTTTCAATAGGATGTTTTTAAGCACCATTCCGATACCTAGGCCATTTATTAAACATGACCCTTTGGCATTATGAACAGCATAGCTATGGTCCCGCATTTCTGCCGGGGTGTCGGACATAACCAAAGTACTTCCGCACATCAGCCGCGTATATGTTTTGCCAATCGGGACGCCTCTGCCACTCGCAAGTGATCTGAAGTCCATTCTGTCGGTGGTGAATTTTTCAACGCGCCAATTACCGCTCGTGGCTTCTGGGATGCAAACATTTTCCATTTTTTATTACTCCGGTATAAAAAGGTTTTCGCGGATCGCTGAAGCATACGGGATTATATCCTCGCCATCTTCAAACCTTGCAAGCCTCTCCTGTTCGTCCCTGGTGTTCTCCTGTGAGTTCCAACAATCTGTGCATAGGTGGCCGCCATTGCCAGGAATTCCGTAATACCAATCACCAACAAGGGTAGCGTCCTCGCCCTCTTGGAAAAACTCTTTTTTATGGCAAACGTCGCATTCTATTTCGTAGCCTGGTGTTTTCATACCTCACCCTCCCATGTTTTGAAGAAAAACAACAGTGCAGACTAGGGCAACTACAAAAAGAATTGTCCCGCCCACCAATTCGCGCACCATGCGCCTCTTCGCTGCCTCGTCGTTGTATAGATTGTGCCGCTTTGAAAAGAGTTTCATTTCGCCCACACCCCCTTATTTAATCTTGCGTATGCGGTGTTGTAGCCGCATTTCTCAAAGTCTGCCACTTGCTGACATGTCATCATTTTATTGTTGTGTGAGTATAGGCGCACCGGAACATTGCTCCCCCCCCTCGACCGCGCCAGGATGCCTAGAAGCTGCCTATCATTCATAACCGTTGGCGCGGTGCTGCCCAATGTGTAGGCCATGCCTTGAACAGTGCAAGCCTTTTTCAGCGCAATCAGCATTGCGCGGTATTCAGGGATAAAAGCATCGTCTGATAATTCGGCATCTGTCCAGCCGATACGGGCCATAAACTCGCGGCGGGATTCGAGCCATTCGGTGTATTTTATTGGTTTGGGGTTCATTTTTTGTTCTGCCATGCTTCAAGTCTGCCAATGATAATGTTTAAAGATTCAGCCTTTCTGGTGTCGTGATCCATCATTTTTCGCGCAAGGCTCATTAGTTGTCTTTTTGCGTTGTTGGCTTCTTCCTGCAACCTTTTAATCTCAGCTATGTTTTTATTCATTATCCCTCTCTCCCGGTGTTTTATTTGTTGGCATAATCGCCCTGACTGATTCCAAATTACTACCGATAAAAATCAAAGTCAAGCGGTTTTTGCGTTAATTATTGCGTTGACATTTTATTTTGTTCTTGATAAGGTAGATCAACTGCTAATTTTTACTTTGCGAGGTGATTAATGAACGCCACTGAATTTCAAGAGAAACGTAAAGAGCTATGTATGACCATCAGAGAAATGGCCCAGGCTCTTGACGTAACCGAACAAACCGTTGTTAGGTGGGGGGCAAGGGGGGTGCCAGGACATAGAGTTAATTCAGTTAAGAAATTGCGGGTGAAAAAATGACTATAACACAGGACAGGCTGAAAGAGTTGTTCGATTACGATCCCCGTGCTGGTACGCTTGTAAGGAGAAGCGGATTTAAAGCTGGAAGGACACTTGGTTTCCAGCATGGTCAAGGGTATTTGGTGGCATCCGTTGATAGTTGTCGCTGCCTGGTTCATAGGCTAGTTTGGCTATGGCATTATGGAGAAATGCCGCAACAGGTGATAGACCATATTAACCACAACAAGGCGGATAATAGGGTAGAAAACTTACGAGACGTTTCCCCGGCAGAAAATAGCAGAAACAGGAAACCAGAAACATCATCCGCAGATGGTTTGGGGGAAAATAGCGGGAGGCCGCACGGGTCACGATTTGCCGTAACAGGAAGCCATCGCATTTTCCCCTGTAAACGAAAGGTATGCACCAAGCGGGAGCAGAAAAACATCTGCTGCGCTGTCCGTGCATGGGCGAAGAAAGAAGGGGTCAAGATAACGTGCCGAGCTTTACCTGGAGAGGTTCATGCTTTTCGCTGTACTTGCACAATGGCACAGAGGATGGTTGGCGATGGGTGCGATGTTTGCAACCCTGCGAAGGCCCGTGAGATTGCGCGGGATAACAAGGAGGGCTGATAGTGGCTTACTTTCCGAACGGTATATCTGGTGTGGTGCTGGACGAACAATGCTATGAATGCCTGCCATACGATCCGTGCCCTATCGCTTGGGTCCAGACCGAATTTAATTACACTCAGTGCAACCAGCCCGACATGGAACGGTTAATGAATTGCCTAGTGGACGAAAATGGAGTGTGCAAAATGAAACAATTTGTGGCCCCCAGGTTGAAAGACCCGGATACTCCACTTGCCCTACAGCGGCCCCTTGTTTTCGGTGACACTGAGCAAATTGAGGCGTTGAAACCATGAAAACCGCACAAGAGAAACAAGGCTATATCGCAACCATCCTAATCCTCTGCTTCACCGCAGGCGCAATGCTGGCACACGCATGGTATCAGACTAAGCGGAACGCCGTGGCCGTGGTTGAGGCCGAGCTTGACGCATACAAGAAAAGCGCGATTGTTGGGTATGTGAAAATGGACGCGCACACGAAACAGCTTTATTTTGTGGCTAACGTCTTGAATAACCTGCCGGGCAACCAACTGCCCGAAAAAATCGGACGGTTCAACCCGGTCAGGTTGATTTTCTTGTTAGCTGTTTTCCGATAAAATCAACAAAGGAGTTTAACAATGTGCAATAAGACTCTGACGGAAGAGTATGCCGGAGCTTGGGCGTCCATGGGATTAAGCCAAGGATGGCAGATGACCCGCATTAAAGAGTGGGCGAATATGTTGGAAAAAAGGGTGGCCGAATTAGACCCTGATTATAGGGCGTACCCATTTGGGCGTATAGATAATAATAAGCCATTGCCACCCTATTTTAGCCCCGGGACTTTTTTGTTGCCTCATGTGGTTTGACGTTGGGCCAGCTAACGTTTAAATTCAGCGGCAAGCAACCGCTGTAAACTAATACCGACGAGGTTATTCTGGTCCGCTGGAATGCCTTGTTATATTGGAGATATTTATGAGTAGATATGGTGACAACTGCGAAAAACATGACCTGCCGTATGGGGACTGCATTGAGTGTGTGCGGGATGATCTTAAAAGGCAACTTAAAGAAGGCGAACATCTTAGGGTGCTTATACGTGAGGCCGTAGGAAGATTGCAAATGCCGATAAAACAAATAAGGGGAGATGGCTTTTCTGAGTTAATGGGGAAGTTACGGAAAATATAACGATTGAGTTAACCTGCTTGCGTATTGGAGAGAAAAATGAGCAAACTTACAGCTGCATTGGATGTGATAAAAAAGGTAGAAAAACCTGCAAAGTTAAGCAAGTCAGACGTTGAACGACTTGTTAGTTTGCAAGATTTTGTTAATACCGTTGCGCCATTTTTACGGAGATTGCAAAAACCAAGATACGACGAATACGAAACAGACGAGTATGTAAACGGAAGCACCGATTGCGAAAGGGCATTAAAGGCAATGGCCGATTATGATGGAGCAAACTAACTATATTATTATATAGCACCGAGCTATATAACGATAAATATTTACTATTATATGGCGAGATTTTAACAGGGGGTAGGTGAAGCCATGAAAGAAACCACGCGAACAATCCAGGTAAGGAGGTGAAGGATGAGCAAGGTTGTTGAGATTAAACATTGCGGAGATTGCCCAGACAGATATTTTGTCGGTAATCAGGTTAGGTGCGCACTTATGAAGCAAGATACGACAGAGCTATCTATCCCCGAGTGGTGTCCTCTCCCCGTATGGCATGGAGAGAGCAAGCCAGCGGAGACAACTTGCCCCGAAGAGAATGAAGAACGAGAACCAGCAGAGTGGTCAGACACCGAATGCCCAAAGTGTGAAAATGGCGGGATGGTTGCCAGAGACAAGTTCGGGTTATTTTGCGTTGTCTCTGGTTGTGGCTGGAAAAAAGATACCACCCCAGGAGAACAACAATGAATGAAGAACCTGTACCATGCCCGTTTTGTGGAGAATCAGACATTCGGCCATCTGCCCACGCTGGGGATACCTGGGTGTGGTGTAAGAATCCAAAGTGCCCTATTTATGATGTTGAGATCAGAGAAAGCGAGTGGAACACCCGGCCAGACAGCAAGCCGGAGTACAAGTGGGGATCGTTCCATGAGTGGTGGGTTGAACTTCCATACATGATGCGAAAACTAATGCAAGGTGCGGATATTGCAAAAGTAATCTTCAACGCTGCAAGGGAGCGCAAGGAATGATCGATACAGACGGCCCACTATGGACAATCCACATCCCAGGTGGCGGGATCAAGAAGGTTCACCTTCCGCCGCTGCCTGCCTTGCGTGTAGTTTCTCCATCGCCACCCGAAAGCAATCAGGACATATGCCGTGAGACTCCGCCCCATCTGCCCCGTGAGCATCCTTAACACCATAGTGCCGCTTGCATTCACAGCATGTAGATATGAGGATGGTGGAGTGGGGGCTTATGTCGCTTTTAGATACCATGGCCATCCAAGAATCGTTGTTCCAGCAAACATAATCAACCCAACAAATATATTGCTGGCTCTAGTTGAATTGACGAGTAACCTGAAATTGCTGGAGATAAAACCCTGCTGTGTGGCGTAATCTTCATCATGCAACAAGCATGCTGCCGTCAGGTCATAAGATCCAAAGCGATCTGGAAATAGAGTGCAGGCGTTCATTTTTGTCACCTCAACATAGATGCTTCTGTATTTCTTCGGAGAACCAAGCCGGGAAGTATTCTGCCACCACCTCTTACCCACTTTCGCAATTCCACTCTCGCCCCCTCGACGTTACCGGCGTTGATCTTCCGCCGCAGGGTTGAGCCCGCCAAGCGCGTTGCCCCTAGATTGTATGCAAAATCAGCCAGAGCGGAAAGGTTATCCCCGCTCTGGCTGGGGCAGAGCTTATGGGTCGCGCTGACGAAGTATTCCGCATCTTGCTGCATACGCACCTCTGCCTGCTCTTTGGTCCAGGTAACTCCCGGCTTTACGTCCGGCCCAGTGCTGCCGTACCCCACGGTCCACACGCCAGCTGGGCATAAATACGCCTTTAATCTTAATCCTTCAAACCGGCGAATAAGTGCGTAAAGGGATTCCATTACCCCTTCCTAATCGACCTGTCCACAAACCAAAATCCTAGAATCATGGCGAGAACCCCTGCATCCTGAACTGTCCACAATTTTCCCACGAAATCATCTAGGTTAGTCCAGGACAAGCATGCCGCCCAGATGGTAGCGATTTTGTAAACAGTGAATAGCAACTGCCACCAGTATGTAATTACCGGACGCACCGATTGGTTGAGACCATCCACCCACGGCACCCCAGACATGACGCTTTGCCCCTTTATTGCCTCTATGTACGCCCGCATCTCTCCGGCAGCTTGTGTTACTGCGCCCTGTGCGTGGACAAGATCAATCGATTGCTCTGAGCGGGCTTTGTCAATGTCGAGTTGCAGTGTTGTCATGCGGTATTCATGTTCGCGGTCCTGTTTTGCCGTGAATATTTTCAAAATTTCTGGGACCACTCGCATAAACGCGCCTAGTCCACCCCCCAATAAAGACAGCACTGTTAAAAGCATTTCCAGCCTCCTTTTCTCATGGTTTCGGCCCCCGTAAAAAGGCGATCCAAGACTCCCGCAATTGCCAAGCGATGAACCCCAATAGGCCGTACTTGATCAGCTCAAAAGTCATTTTCCGCCAATACTCTGTCCTGGCCTTGGCCTGCTCGATCAATGCTTCATGGAAACTTCGATGCCCAGCTACATCTGGATTTCCCCTGCTGTCGAGCGGATATCCTGCCATAACATCAGAACGCATTTCAGCAATTTCACACTGGACAATCACCTTGATTTGCGGCTCAAGATATTGTGTTTGCAGGTCTTTGAGGAGTGTCATGAACTCTTCAACTGTCATGTCCTGTATCTTCATCCGCGCCCCTTTATTGTTCGCAATGCGTAAATTACCGGCAGATAATCGAATATCCGAGGTTTATAGGTTTTGCCGAGGCGCGATAGAACGTGGCGAATCGACCATATACATTTTGTTCCAGGCCAACGGCGCTGCCCCACCAGATCGTCAAGCATTTCTGTAGCTTTTAAGGTTCCATAATGCGGGTAATTGCCCTTACTTAATATATGTCACGGTAAAAGGCATAACGGTAGCCGTTCCTGCTGCCGTCCAAGCATTTCCAGTCGGATCTCTATACAGGTAGATTGTCCCGTTTGTTCCCACGCTAACGTAGCCCATTCCAAATGCGCCACCATTGTCCGATACGGAAACAAAAACAACCCTTGCTGCGCTGGGCTTAATTGAATCCGGCACTGTCCCGGTAATTGTTTTGGTGGTGGCGTTGCTGGTCCCTGCAAGTTGTACAGTCAAGCAAAGGGTAACGGTGTTACCCACCATTTCGTACTTGACTGAAGCAGTGGGGGCGGTGGTGCAACCAGTAAGCGTCCCGGTATAGCTTCCGGCAACTGTCGTATTTAGCATCTTGCCGGTTGCATCATAAGATGCCGGTCCGAAATAAGAAACGATTGTCGATTGAGTAAACTCACTTGGCCCAAAATAAAGGTTGGTGGATGATTCCCAAGAGTTTGTTCCTAGACCAGGCGCGGGTGCATATGTTCGAGTGGTATTGTTTCTTTCACAAAAAGATGCGTTATTTGTGTAATCTCGGATAAAAGTAAAGTTATTCAAGTAAGAACAGATATTATTTTCAATAACTGCGCCTTTACAATTTGAAAAAATAAAAGTTTTCGGTGCGGTGGAGGCAGTATCAGATATAAAATTTCCTGAAAACTCGAATCCGTGAACCCCGTTAATAATGAACATCGCGGCGGTTCTATTTACAGCAGTACCAAACTTTCCATTAAGAAATCGAATATCATAAACCACCCCAGCGCCGGTTATCTCAATTATTTGCACCCCAGTATCTATAAACTCACATGAAAGGCTATTGAATATTATGCTATAGATGTTTGTCCCAATAATTCCAATACCAAGACCAGTTGAACCTGCCCCAACATATTCAAAATAAAAGGAATTAAAAGTCAAATTAGCAGTTATTGATCCGGCAATAGATAGGGCACTACCCGCACTAGCTGCACGGATGTCTGCGCTACATTTGTTCCACGCTGAATACAGCGACCCATATCCGGGTTTTGTCACAAGGGGATCGGTGAGATTGTCAATCAACCAGCCACCATAAGAGTTAAATACATCTACGCTATCATAGGTGCATAGGTTTGATCCACTTATATGGACCGCGTAGCTTGTACCAGCAACATTGTTTATATTCATGTTTTTGAGCGACGAGTAATGTGCTCGCCACATGAACGCTTTACCGCCGAGATTATTACCATCAATCGTCATGTTCTCAAAAGAGCAGAAAGCATACTGCTCGATATCAAAGAGAGTAACCGTCCCGGATAGCCGTTTGA